CGTCAACTAATCGTCAACTTTGAATGAAAACTACGCTTTCATTGTGTTTTTTCGATTCGTTCTAGGATTTAATAAATTTAATTATACCATTAAAAAATAATTCATGGATTATCCCGTATTTATATTTTGAAAGGAATGATTAATATGAATGATGAATTAGTAAAATTATTGAGTATGTCAAAATCACTCAAAGAATCTGAATATAAATATGTGGAAGAAAATTTTATTATCTGGTTATCACAGAATGATAATTTACATTATGTTTTAGATGGTCAGCATACTGTTCTAAAAAATAAAACGATCGCTGATTTTAAAGATGTCGTTATCAATTACCTAAGTGTATAACTTACATCTCATCTTTAGCTTTCTTCTTTTGAATTGGTTCACCATTTGATGGCCACAAGTCGCCTATGAATCCACGGTACACATTTGTAAACTGATAATATTGCTTGAGTTCAGTTAAGACAGCTTCTAGATACTCTAAGTTGTAATCTTCAATCTGATATATAGGCTTAATGAGCATACTGCCCCTTCTTGGTTGGCGCATGAAAAAGAAAGCGAATTGATGTGCCTGGTCATCTTTAACTATTTGTAGTTGGTAACGATCGCCATTCATCTGTGTGAACAGCGGTTTAATCTTGCCAGCAATTAATCTAGCTTCGTATTTTGGATCACTCATGGTATGCCTCCTTAATATAGAAGAAATTATAAATCTAAATGAACAATAAAAAAAGCGCCCACCTCGTAATGAGATGAGCGCCTTTAGTGTAGATAAGGAATTATTCCTGATATTTATTTAGTTATGATACTACTCAACAAACTTATTAATCAACTTGTTGGCTGAGATATATGTGCCGTCAGCAAGTTGTAAACGAGTAATCTTACCGTGCTTAACAACTTTCTCAACGTCAAACTCAGTGCCCGTCTTGAATCCTTTAACTTTGTGCTTAAAGTCTAGATCACTGTACTTGTTGGTACCTTTGACCGACTTAACTACCCTAACTTTTGAATTAGTCGTGTAGTACAGATTGTTAACGTAGTTCTGATTACCTGAGATATACATACCATTAGCTAACTTAAAGCGACTAGTCTTACCATACTTAACCAACTCGACAACGTCAAAAACTGTTCCAGCAGGGAAAGTATCAACTTTATGCTTAAGAGCCTTGTCAGTGTAACGACTAACATTAGTTTTAGCAAAGACTGTATCAGGTTTCCAGTCAAAATACTTAGCAGGCTTTGGCTTAGCATGATTCTTAGCTTTCCCACCAAAGTAAAAGTTACTATACATTTGAGATACATCAAATTGACCGTAACTAGCAGGTAGTTTAGCGGTTGATGTCCATTGCCAACCATTATAAGCACCGTACAAACTCTTACCAGCAGGATCATATGGATAGTTAGCAATCCAACCTGCTCTACCTGAATTATTTAATGGTACATAGCTTACCCAACTGCCCATGGTATAAATATCAGTTTTTGGATAACCTAAACGATGAACTTCATCAGCGAAGGCTTTAACCATGGCTGAGTTATTACCCCAACCGAGGTTATTAGTTTCATAATCGTTGACGATAACGTCATCAGCCGTCAATCCAGCTTTGCGAGCTTGGCTAACTGCTAACTGTGCCTCAGCTTTCGCTCCAGCAACTGTTTTAGTAGTTGAAAAGTGATATCCATTAACGTGTAATCCGGCTTTCTTAGCGTTTTGAATGTTAGCAACGGCGTAAGGGTCACGGAAATAAGTACCTTCTGATAGCTTTTGAACGATAGCCTTAACGCCTTTTTTCTTCATACCAAGATAATTGGCCACCGTCATGACACCGTTGTTGTTAGAGACATCAACCATATCGTATCTAGGCATTTTCTTCACCGCCTTTAACTGGCGCATTGACATGAACCATTGGCTGTAGTGGAGTAGTTTTTATTTTATTTACTCCATAGTTCTTTTGATAAGCCTCTTCGATGTATTCATTAGCTTGTTGACGAGTAATCTTCTTACCAGTCTTATTAGTTACTTGCATTAATCTTCTTGCTGCCATAGCCTTTTGCTCATCACCAGGAAGTTCATAAATTTGAAAGGCCGTTACTAATGTCTCTGCATCTTTCTTTAAACGGTCGATAATTTCATTGTCTTTCTTAGTTTTAGTATGGTCAGCAAATGTTTGTAGAATGCCAAATAACACTCGACGATTCTTTAAGAACCATGCGATTAATAAAGTGGCGCCTCCACTAATTAACCAAGTGAAAGCGTCGGTAACTATTTTTAAAATTTGTTGGTAGGTCATGTATTCCGTCCCTCCATGTCTGTTTTTAAGCTATTGATTGAATTATTAAGTTGGTCAATAACCCGTGACTGTTCTTTAACTTGCTTACTAAGTTCTTCTACTTGAGTTCGCAGGTCGTCACGTTCTTGGATAACTTTGTCTAACTGATTACTCAGTGTATCGATTCTGTCCCACTGGTCTTGCACGTGTTCAGCATAGATGCCTTCTCTTGACGTGCTGTCGTTGTGGTTGGCAACAATCCAGCCCCCAATTGCTGTGATTACAGCAGTGATGATTGTTGTGGCATTAAAACTAAACATATGGCTCAAGTCTGCATACCTATCCATAATTCAAGGAATATACGGACAACAATGCAAGCAATCAAAAGCGAATCCAATGAGATTGGGGATCCCATTAGCAGGTCACGATAGATAAATGCTGCCAAGTATGCTGACCAAATGGATAGCATTGATGTCAGTGCAATCCGCTTAGCAAACTTCTGTTGCATGTCGTACAAAGCAACCAGAATGGCATACGTGCCAATGATGACTAGAATGATTGCCAAGTAAGGGTCTTGCGCATGTTGCAGGATGATTGCCGGTTGATTATGGTGCATATGCGGATAACGATGATTAGCAAACACATTGCTGACGTACATCAGATAGACACCAAGTAATAACGTTTCAATGCCAGTGATTGCCATAAACCTATTGGCTTGAAAATTGTGTCTCATAGCATCAGCTCCTTTTTTAGAGTAAAAAAATAAGCCTTAGCTAGTTAGCTGGCTCGAAGTCTTTTCCTGTAATTTGTTTGAATTGCTCCGGAGTGATCGAATAGTTAACCATGTAATCAATCTTTAACCCCCATGAGAAATACATTTCTGCGGTGTCAAAATCTGGCCATGAATGCATAATTTAAAACTTCCTTTCTATTATTTAGCGTCAGCAGCAGTTGGTGTGTCTGTTTTATCTAATTGATTTTGAATATTAGTAATCTGTTCAGTTAAACTTCCAAATAATTTTTGGAATTGTTGATTAGAAGTATCAAACTTTTCTTGAGCTTGTACTTGAGCTTCTGTGGCATTGCCTAAGGCTTTTTGCAAACCATTTAGTGTAGTCGTTTGTTGCTCAATCTGTGTTTGTTGCTGATTGATAGTGTTGACCAAAGTATCAATTGAAATGTCTGGTAAATTGCCTGGTGCTTGTAATCTACCGTCATCATCTACTCGATATTTATCGTAATAACGTAAAAAGTATTCTTTGTCTGTCTCGCCGACCTCTACTTTGGTATAACCGTCTTTTGGTTCGAGTTCTGGTAGTACGTTGACGAATCCCTTATCGTCTTTAGTAATGTAGTATTCCATTGTGTTTCCTCCTTGTTTATAGCCTAGTAGGCTGTGATTGAATCAATAATGAGCCAAGTATTGTAGTGATAATCTTGTCTTGAAATCGCAGTTGAATTATCTTTAGTTTCGTTGCCATAATTACCCTCACCATTGGATACAAACGTGATAGTTTGTTTGTCTACCTGCTTAATATACACACTCTTGCCGAGAACTGCTGTCGCTATCAAAATGTTTGCACCATTTTGTAAATCAGCTTTTGATATTTTATAAGTATTGGGATTAATCCCATACCTATCAGGTAGATCGCTAATGGACCAAGACCCTTTGGAGGGATCGTTATTCTGTGCATTTGCGTTATTCCAGTACAGGAATTTGTTAATTGAAATTTGTAACCCATTTTTCAATTTGGTAATTTCAAATCCTAAGCTTATATTTTGATTAACTAAAAGATTGTTGTTTTGAAAATTAACGTTGTCTCCGTTAACCGCAAATGCTTTTTCACCGTTCCATAACACAGTGCCCGGTTTTATAAAGCCACCCCATATATATGAACTATCCAAAATTGCTCCCATTTTAAACCCTCCCAAGACTAATTTTTTCTACATTTCCGTTTTGTTGGAAACATATTAATTGATTAGATGACAGATTCAAACACAGTTCAACCACCAAATTTGAATAGGAAGCTAGCACATTACTAGATGTCAATTTTTCATCAAACGAAATCACTAAACCATCATTAGTCGAAACGATTACTCGACTGCTATATGTCTTCATATTCTTAACTGATAAATCAGTGCCAGACACGATGGCATACCTGGCTGTTTGACTACCTGCAGTTGCATCGAAAGTTAACGCATACAGTTTTTCGGAATCTGTTGCGACATAAACATAGTTATCACTAACAGTTGTTGAGACAATATTTCCTTCTATTTCTAGTGTTTGTGAATCCAAAACGATACCAGATGTACTCATAACTGCAATACGATTTTGGGAGGTCGCTTGAACAAATTGAGTATTGTCTCTCGTAAACGCCATAAATGTTTGAACCTTTGCGCTAGTTGACGTCAGCAAATGAGAAAAATTACCCATGGTAGTTAAACTGCCACTTGTATTCATCGTTGCTTTGGCAAGCATTATACTTAACCCGTTAGTTTGTGAAGAACTAACTGAAAATGCAGTGTCATCAATTGTGGTAACTAGAATACCTTTTGCAACAGATGCATGAATCTTATACCACGGAGTGCTTCCATCTTGATTAATAACATTAAAAAATGAAGTATCAGTACCGTATGCGATTCTTGGAGTGTTTGGGTTAGCACTTATTGAAAGAATTCCATCATTATCAGCTTTGAAGCCAATTTGTTTGAAGCTATTATCGTAGACATATACACCGGCATTTGTTAAAACAGCGTAAGCATACTGCGAAGTATACACGCTGATAATTCCGTTAGTGATTTGGATCTGGTTTCCGTATATCCTGCCATTATGCATACTTACGCCAGTTACTAACTCTTTTTCAATATGTGCGCCCATTAGCTCTCACCCCATTCATGTTGGGTGTTAGGATGTGTTGCTTCGCGAGTTGTAGCAGAAGCTTCATCGGCAACCTTGACGATAGGAACAACTGGGTCAGTATCCACGGTTAAATCACCGTAGTTAAAGTTCATCTTAATCTTGGCCTGACCGGTGTTAGGATCGACAATCTTAGCCATGATTGAATCAGTAATTGTTTGGGCAAAGGTTGTTAAACGATTTTCAAGGTCTACGCCTGAAATACGCTTAGCCCAGGCACTCCAAACACCATTGCGGCAAGTGCGTTCCCAAAACATATCGTAATTATCGCCATGTCCACTTTGCTGAATGACACTTGTACCAGCATCTGGGCTAACTTTAACGTCAACGAACCACCAGGCACCAGAGTCAGGTACGTGAGATGGATTTTTAACGAAGTATTGGCCTGCTGTCTTTAGATCATTTACATCTCCGGTATAATTGATGGCTTTACCGTCATCCGAGGTAACTTTATATTTTTGCCAATTATTTGTTGTATCAGTGGTTAACAGATTACTTGGTAGATTATCTGATGTAACTACGGCTTTACCACCAAGTGTTAGATTACTAAAATCCCACTTACCAGTGATGGTTTCATCTTTGGTACTATCGGTTAAAGTTGATGGTAACTTCTCAGCGATGAGCTTATCGAAATCATCTTTCAATACATATTTACTTAAAGCTGCTTCTAAGTCTTCCATTGAAACACTACCGTCAGGTGTAACTTGAATGATGACATTATCTGTACTTGATACATGAGTATTAAGCGTCAAAGTAACACTCATCATGCTTTTACCGTCGTAAGCTGTAATTAATTCCGGGTCAGTTGCAGCAACTACTGAATATAGCTGTTCAGGTTGGTCATCAACCTTAGCATATAAGCCTAAAGCATACATTTGATAGTCACTGGTAACTAAGGCATTGCCCTTGCTATCAACGTTGGTAATCTTGACTGGAATATTAACCTTGTTAGTGTCATCAGTTGAGATCATGCCTAATGGTAAATCTTGTTGATTGTTAGTTAGGCTTGTCATAGCTCTGATTTCATCTTTTGTTGAACGACTGATATCAGTGCTTGATGTGATTGCATGAGTAAAGGTCAACTTATGCTCTCCAATGGCTTGCGTAATCATTTGATACCCTGCATAGGTTATAATCTGCGGGTTAAATTTAGCCATGTATTAATCCTCCTCTGTATTAATCTGATAAGTAACGTGAGCTTGTTGTGTAGAGTTACCGACAATGTCACTGTTAACTTCATAGTCATCACGTGGCAAGTCAACATCACTTAAAATTGTGTAGTTAATAAAAGCACTGCTGTTGTATGAAGAAACATACAGTTCAGCGGTGCTTTGTTGTTGAAAATTTAATTCTGTTAACCTAACTTCGGTGGCCAATGATTCCTGAATGAATTTAGTAATCAAGTCCGTTTTCCGTGGGTCATCAGTGTATTTTAATGGAATCTCAGTTATTTTAACGGCTTCCGGTTCGCCCACGACTTCTCTACGTCCGTCAACGTGGAATTCAGTCGGGTCAGCGCCTAATGCCATGGATATTAATTGGATAATGTCATTTTCAGTATTACCAAGTAATGCTTTCGCTTGGTTTAATCTGATCATAAACCGAGTAAAATCTTCATCGCTATCAATCGGCTTAACGCCCCAGTCTTGTGACCAAAGGTCTAAAGCGTGACCGGTAGCCGTATCAACTGATAACCAACTATCCATGTCCACGATGTCTTTATGAGCAATTAAATACTGTTCAGCAATTATCCTTAGGTAACTCCAGTTATTACTGTCGCTATCTTGCGAGAACATGGCCGGTAAACCATTCATGACAAACTCGACTAACTCAGCTTGTTCATCGGTTAAATCAGTATTGATGTCGTCATTATTCATCCACTGTCACCTCGATATTATTCAAGTCAATTGTTGCTAACTCAAACTCATCAACAGCCACATCAGTTTCAGTCATAGCATTTAAATCACGGCCAAGTTGGACAGTGGCTTTGCTAATGCCAGCGATATCCCAGATATATTTGAACATCTTAGAATAAATGATGTCATCGCCCATAAGCAATGTTGACCCATAATCTCGGATAGCGTTCTTAAGATTATTAACGGCGTTATCAGTATCAAACTGGTCATTAGTTGTTAAATGAATCTTGATGTAGATTGGA